TTAAAAAGAACGATGATGGTAACTGGACTGGTAACTATTATGTAAGTTCTAAATGGGACGCTATCATTAAGATACTTACTATTGTTAACAAGAAGATGCCACACATCAAGCAAGTTGTCATTGACGACTTCCAATATGTATTATCTTATGAATTCGTAGATAGAGCAACTGAGGTTGGTTATACCAAGTTCTCAGAACTGGCTCAACATGCTATGGAAATTTTAAGATACTCAGAGCAAATGAGAGATGATTGTAAAATGATTTTCTTAACCCACTCTGAGAATGTTGGAGATGCAATGAATCCTAAGTATGTCATTAAGACTGTAGGTAAGTTGCTAGCTGAGAAGGTAACTCTTGAGGGTCTATTTACTTATATCTTCTTTACTAAGGTAACAGAAGGTGATGATGGTAAGATGCAGTATAAGTTACTAACTAATAGTGACGGAACTTGTATTGCAAAGACTTCATTTGGTATGTTTGATGAAATGGAGATTGACAATGATTTAGCTGAGATTATTAAGGTTATTGATGCTTATAACGAGGGTGAATAATGAAACTAGACATTTTAATGCACTATGAAGTCGATGAGACTACAGGCGAGATGAAATATATTGGTAAGGAAGAAATTACAGTTGACTCTGCTAGCGCTAAAGCTAGCAAGTCATCTACCAAGAAAAGCACTTCTAAAGTAGATGATAATCCCGAGCCTTTGATTACGCTTGAGGCTAACAAGTTAGTATTAACACAGGGAGCAGTTGACGCACTTAACCCCTGCGAAGACTGTCGTATCGACATCAAGTATAAGAAGAAGGACAAAAAGCTCGTGCCAGTGATTGGTACTGATGCGGCTTTCGGAACTAAAGCAGGAAATAAGTTGACTAAGACAAATACAGTAAGTTATCGTGGAGCAGCTAATGATAAGTTATCTGCTTTCGGTACAGTGTTCCGTCTTGAGCCAACAGAAGAGGATGGTATCTTCTATATGGTAGGAGATAAGAATCCTAAAGAGCCAGAGGCTCCGAAAGAATTAGTAGATATAGAGTCCGAATTGGAAGTTCCAAGTTTAGAGGACTTAGATAATGCAGATGATAAAGATTTAGGAAATTTTGATTTTAAATTATAATCATTATGGCATTTAATTTTGGTATTGACGACAAACCAGTTGTAAGAAACACTAGACAGCAGTTGAAGCCTTGGAACATTTATGATGTAAAGTTCACAGGTTGTGAGATTCGTGAGTTTGATGGTAAGAAGGATCCTTCTCAGCACTATAAAGTTCTCGCAATTAATTTCGAGAATGAGGATGGTGTATTCTCTGTAACTAACTTCTTCCCTAAGGAGGGAGATGATGTTCGTCATTCTTATGACGGAAAGAACGGAGGTAAGGTAGAGATGCCTTCTAACTTTGAGACTCTTATGGCAGTTGTTAAGCAGACTGCTATGATTCTTAATCCTAAGGGCTTTGAGGCTATGCAAAAGGCTAGCTCTCAGTTTAAGAGCTTCGACGATGTAGCTAATGCTCTTATCAAGATTACTGACAAAGTAAAGGGCACAGAGACCAAGCTTAAGCTAGTGGGTCGTAACCGTGATGGTAAGGTTGTCGCAGAAATACCCCGCTTGGTTGGTATTAACAAGGAAGGTGAGGCTTTCGTTGCCGATAACTATATTGGCAGCAAGTTATTCTTCTCTGACTATGAGGAGGGTAAGAGAGCTGAGTATCTTGGCAGCAAGCCAACCGATATGAGCAAGAAGGACGATCTTGGTGACATCGCAGATGAACAAGAGAATAACGATGATGAATTCGATTTAGCAAATCTTTAATAACTAATACTCCCTAGTAATGCTTGACTTTACTATTGAGCCTAAGATTACTAGGGAGTTCCTGTTATCGAAGGCTAATCAAGAAACTTATATGTCTTACTACCTAGGTATCCCAGTAAAGAAAGGTTTATTTACTAATCCTTTAAGAGCAGATAATCATGTCACTTGCTCATTCTTTACTGGAAAATCCGGAACATTATATTTCAAGGATTTTGCCACTGGAGAATGTTTATCATTTGAAAGTGTAGTAATGAAAAAGTTTGGTTGCAAATACTATGAAGCATTAAAAGTAATAGCAAGAGATTTTGGATATATCAAAGGTGGCACTAAGCCTAAAGTAATTCCTATTCAGCCTAAGTTTGACGAAGAACGTCAAACTATTATTCAGGCAGAAATAAAGGATTTTACTCCTGCTGAATTAAAATGGTGGGAATCATTTGGTATAACAAAATCTATTCTCAATAAATTTAGAGTCTATAGTTGTAAAACTATTTTCCTTAATACGAGAATAGTTGCTCAAAGTGCTCAGCACAGCCCTATTTATGGTTATTATCTCGGTAAAAAAGAGAATTTAGAGCAATGGAGAATTTATTTTCCACAACGAAAAGACTTTAGATTTTTGGGAAATGTTTCATCTAAAACTATTCAAGGTTTTAGGCAACTTCCCAAAAAGGGTAAACTCTTAGTAATAACTAAATCTATGAAAGATGTAATGTGCTTATATTCTATGGGTATAACGGCGATAGCTCCGAATAGTGAGACACAGTTCGTGGATGATAAGACGTTAGAAAGTCTAAAAGAAAGATTTGAGAATATCGTATTACTATATGATAATGATCTTACTGGAGTAAGATTTGCTAACAAGATTCATAAACTACATCCTGAATTAAAGATAGCTATAATACCTAGAAGCACAGGATCTAAAGACATTAGTGATTATTACAGAGACCACGGTAGAGAAAAGACATTACAGTTTATTAAGGATTCTGCAAGAAAACTATTAAAAAAATATGAAAAAGTAGGCAAACACTAAAGTAACAGCTTTTTACAAAGATGGTACAACTAACACTTTTGAGACAATTGAAGCTGCCTCAGAAATGACAGGTTTACCTGTAACATCAATTAAAGCAAGAGCCAATAAACCAGGTTCAGGTGCTAAATCCAAAGATGGAATTACTTTTGAATGGGCAGACCCAGCTGTAAAACGCAGTAAAACAGCATC